GATACCAAAAATTGATTACGGACTCGAGGGCTTCTTGTGCTCCAACGGCTATATCATCTATAAATGATTTTCCGATATTACCAACGATAATAGAGGTTTTTCCAAGTTCGTTTTTAAATGTGGCGAATGTCTTTTCTTGCTTCCTAAATGCCGTGTCAACGGCCCCGGAGGAATCTTCCATAGCTTTTAATGCGTCCGCGTATTCTATTGCTCCCTGACCACTGAGGGCTAAAACGCCTTTCATAGCTCTTTGATTTGGTAATAATTGTGCTATTTCCTTGCCATTTTCCGTAGTGGCTTTATTGAGCAATTCCAGGGCACCTGTTAAACCATTCGCCTCTATAAAACTCTGACCAGAAGCAAAACCTTGGGCTTTAAGCTCTTCTGTCAAAGCTTCTGACGGTTTTAAAAAACCGGAAACAATAGCATTTAATTGTGTTGTGGCAGTTGCCGCGCCTACACCCATTTTTGTCATAGCAGACATGCCGCCAGCCAATTGGTCAAGAGGAATTTTCATTGAAGCAAAAAGAGGTACTGAATTACCAATATTCGCCGCTAATTCTTCCCCGGTAATAACACCTTTTTTTATTGTAGTAAAAAATATATCGGCGGCTTTTTCCGAGGAAAGATTTTCCCGTCCATAGGCATTGGTCGCGGCTGATAATAATTTAACACTTGCTGCATTATCTGCTAATCCAGCTTTAGCAAATTTTGCCGCATTGGTTATAGTCTCCAGAGCTTCCGCGCCAGGTTTTGCACCGGCAGAAATCGCATCATACATTGATTTTGTTAATTCCCGTGTACTGCCTAACTCAGAATCGAGGGACAATAGTCCCAGACTCATTTTTTGAAGAGCCTCAGTATTCTGATTTGTCAGAGTTGATACATTAGCGAATTCTTTTTGATATTTATTTGCTTGGATAATAGAGGCAGTCATACCAGCAGTGACAGCCGCAAAGCCTATTTTTGCTATTTTGGCAGCCGCACCGATTACAGTTTTAGCGGTTTTCTTGATTACACCTACACCGCTAGTCCATTTACCGGTTTTTAGTATCGCTTCACCTACGACAGCGCCCGCATCAAACATTTTTTATTTTTTACTCCTCAATCTATCCCAAACAGTAGGACTTTTTTTTGTAATTTCTTCCATTCCAATATTATGGAGAATATGTTTTAACCGACCTTGGAATTTTTTAAATGCCCCATGGCCTTTTTTATTTTGGACAGCGGAAAATGATGTACTCATAACAGTGCTATCATTTAACATTTTTATATATCCATCCTTCGTTTTATCATTCTGCAATTCTTTTTGCAGGATATTATAATATTGAGGATCGTCTTTAAATTCATCATTTATTCTGTCAATTTCGTCAAGGGTAAAACCATGAGATTTAAAAAATAAAATCTCATGTACCCTTGCTACTTTTTTTCTGTCTTATCAACCTCCTTTTGAATATATGATATTATATCCGTCAATAAAGAAAACGGTATTGCTTTCCAATAGGAATTTCCTTTTTCATATAAATAATCTATCTGACTAATTAAATGATCACGCGCCTTATCAAGTTTCTGATTATCTGTTTTCTTTTTATCCTTCTGTAAAATTGTGGCTTCTTCCCCAATCTTCGTACAGTGTTTCATCCAATTAAATAAATCTTCTGGCGATGTTTTAACCGGATTAATTACGCCCGCCTCTCCGGGGATGTATACAGTTAAATCCAGTTCTAGGTCTAATTTTAATTTTTTAAGTTTAAATCCCATAATAATTATTCTCCATAATTTTATTTTTAAAAAGGGAGGGTTTCAGCCCTCCCCGTATTAATTACTTACTAAGGTACGGAATTGGTAACAACTAGGTTGTTAACCTCTTCCATAATATTTGGTGTGCTCTCTGTATCTTCATAAACATTATCAGAGATCGAAATCTCGACAATATCACCGGAAGAAATTGAAGCTGCCGGCAGCGTTATAGTAGACGTATTAGTAGCTACAATAACAGTAGTCGGCGCTACCCAATCATCATTGACTTTGACAATTATACCGGCTGTATAACTGCCACCTACAAGAGCTACAGTCTCATTAAAAATGAGATCAATTTGTGTAGCACTTGATGCAATAGCCGATGTAATCTGTGGACCTTCGAGATCCGGCCAATCAGTCGCGGGGACCAATTCCACCGAAGGATCACCGTAATAACCAAATGCAGCGGCAGGACCGCCACCAACTTGATCATCACCGAATTCCTTAAGGTAGATGTAAAATGACACTGGTATGTTTCTTTGAGTATCAACACTCCAATTGATAAGATTTTCATCTACCATTGCCAGAACGTCATAATAATTAAGGATATCTTCGAGATCCGTTAATTCCTGCCCGTCACAATCGAGTGGGGCAATCCTTATCGGTCCTGCATGATTATCCCGTAAAGAACAAAATTGATCCACGCCAAAAGTTCCGGAATCGTCACCACTCCCATCTTCGGACGCTTGCGAATTAAAAGAATAAATCAGCTGCTTTAACAGCTGTGTGCTTATTTCTCCAAATGTAGCGGCTAAAAGATAATTGGTCCCGGTCGATACATGATCCGCCGGTTTTGATCCGTTTTGCTGGTATAGCACATCAAGGCGATCTTCCTCTTTTGATAAGATGGTCTCTTCGGTTGTTTTTCCGAGATCCCATCCTTTAAAACCGATTTTACACTGACCTAGGGGGCCGAGTAGTAAACCAGTTCCATTTGATATAATATTTTTTCCAGGCATTTGAGCCTCCTATTGTAAATTTGTCATTGTCGTTGTTATATCGACCGAAAACGAAAATAGATGATTTCCGTTATCAGTATCCCCGATATACTGGGGTTTATTTACGGGACGGATCGCCCAGGCGGTAACTTCGGGATAATCAACGCTATCCACTGTTACCGCCGGAAATACACATCCCCCGTAGCGCTTCCGCATATAATTATACAAATCCATAGCATTTGCACGGGCCTTTGGTTTTGTCGGAGCCCTGCTAACAAATTGTATAACAGAATCTTGACGGTCAAAAAAAGGTCGATCGTCTCCCGCGCCCTCATTTATATCTACCGCTTCGTCGGCTGTTCCCGTCTGAAATCCATTACTAGGTATTTCAAGACTCGGGAATTGAGCTTTAAGCCATGCTCTAAAGTTGTAAACCATTAAAATTTTTTCCTGTAAATTTTGGAAGCTACTTTCATTAAATCTTGACCGTCTTTTTTCAGATGTTCAGTCACCCATTGATTTCCAGGATTAGAATTGCCAGATTGAACCGAAATAGGACCAGGGCTAAATTCTGCAACTCTTTTATTTTTACCCTCATGCATACTACTTGCATACGGGGTATTAAAGCCGACTGTAATCCGTGTTCTTTTTCCGTTATACTCTTTATTTGGAGTGGCTTTTCCTTCGGACGGTAAATTAGGGGATAATGCTATTAATTTATTACCAACAAAAACAGAAGCCGAGGCTCTCAATACACCCCATCTTATCGGAGCGGTGGCAGACGATTTTGGAGAACCACTAACCATAAAATCAAGCATCGCCAAAGCTATTTTTTCACGCGATTTTATGGCGGTTTCACGTGAAACTTTATTTAGAGCCTTTAGGCGTAATTTATCTTTAATTAAAAACCCTGTCCGTTTAGCCATTAGATATAAAACTCCCATTCGCCAACGCCAAAACCCTCATTACTCATAATCTGCCGGATCTGATATTCTTTTGTTGTATCTGCAGGTGTACGTCCTCGGATAGCCAATATTTTTACAGTATCTCCTTTTTTGATATCATTGGATACACTGACAAAAATTAACGAATTGGCTTTGATACTTTTTCCGTCTGGACCGCTTAAAACTTTATTGGTATCTTCAATCCTGCATGCAATAGTAACGGGTGTCCCGGATTCTTCTCCATTCTCTGTTTGGGTAAGTGATGTCCAGGAAATAGAATCAGTATAATATACGCTCATGCCGCCGCCCTCTCCGTAACAGGTACGAACGTATCCGGAAACGGCGGTTTACTTGTTTGACCTTTGCCAAATTCTATAAATCCTTTTTCGGTCCCGGTCGCTTTAAGCGTCTCTTCAAAAACGACAGTAATAAAATGAATACAATTTACGTGATACGGAGGAACCTGATCCGCAACCGGAAATTCTTTACTCTTCCCAGATAAACTCATAACCATGCCCTCATATTGCTGGCAAATTTCCGTTGTGGTATTATGCGCGGAAACCCGAATTAAATCTGTATTATAATTTGCAGCTACACCCCGGACCGCTGCGGACTGTGCTTCATGCCATTTAACACGCTGGACCATTTCGGCATAATAGCGATTAGTATAATTGCGGGGATTGCCATTTTTATCGATAACCTGGAAATACTGAGAATTAAGCATATTTTTGATAAGTTTTTTATTGGCTGGATTTGCCTTCATTGCGTTAATCATATTTGAGCCGGTTATATCTTCACCGGCCAGCCATAAATTATTGGTTGTTTTCCGAGCCTCTGATAAATAACGATTGACATTTTTTTCTCCCAGGGTAGAGGCTCGGGTAAAATCTCTTATGGAATCATCGACTAAAGCGCTAGTAACTCCACGACTATATTGACCTTTTATAAATTCGGTTGCTGTTTTTTTTGCTGTTTTGTTGTAAGCCTTGACAGTCCGGCGGATCTTGCGCTCTTCTAAATAAATAGATTTTTGATAAGCCGTTGGTAAGTTGTTGATAGTCCATTGATTATAAACTTTTTCCATATCGTTATAAATAGACCGTACTTCTCTCTTAACACCCCTCCAATATGAGGCCGTTCTATTTGGTGCCAAGACAGTAGACTGTAAAACTTTGTCAAGCTGTTTTTCAAGTTTGAAAAGTTTAGAATTTAACGTTCTACTTTTTTTGAAAAGATCCCTATCGATAGGGGATGCTTTTTTACCTCTGGCCATTAATAACAGTCGTTATCATCGGATACCGTGACCATGGCAGCTTCGCCACCGTCAAAATAACCGACATTTTCAAAATAATTAACAATGGTTTCGGGTAATGTTTGTTGTTCAAGGGTTTCTTTCCATTTCGATTTCGTGAAATCTCTAACACCGGACGAATAGAGAGCGTCCCTATTATTTCTCTCATCATAAAACGAGATCAAAAATAGGGCCGCCTCTGCTTGTCCGTATTTTACAGCGTCTTCGTCGGCACTAGCTGGGGCAGTAATCCCCGTATAGTAGAACAGCCAGCGATAGGCCGAAATTAAATATTTTTCTTTGGTAGCATCATCCGGGAGATCATCCCAGGGATCGGCTTCTATCCTTTCAGAAAAATATGTTTCCGCCTCCGCTAAAGAGATCCAACTATTAGTGCCAACGACTAACGCCATAATAGCAAACCTTATGAAAACGCCAATTCGAAAACTTGATCGGTGTCCGCAACGGTTGCGCCAAAAGCAGTCCATACCGCTTTCAGTTGGTTCAGTGACTCTTGCTCTTCACGGGTCATAATCCGTTCCTGCATATAGGCTGCATTCTGGATCTTGTTTTTAGGCAATACCAGAAGAGCTTTTTCAGTTGACGGAATATTTGAATTATAGGTATATTTGGGTTCAATATTGTAATCAACAATACCCGCGGCTGATTTTGTTCCAGATGCGCCCGCTTCACGGCCCATGTTAATCTCGGCAGATGTCACACGTAAAGCCGCATTTATTCGCCCTTTGATTTTAGGGTTACAATAAATGAGCAATTGCGCGTTTGCTGTATCCCCATAACCTTTGTCTTTTGTACCGTCCGTTAATTCGAAGGCACCCTGATTTAAGGTCGCAACGTCCCGGCTAAGAACGGTATCGGTAACAATCCCCTGCCACGTAACCTGATTCAGTAGACCTGCAGCGGCCAATAGACCATAATGGATATTAGCCCAAAGATTATATAGTTTCGAACGAGCATCTTCCATCTGTTCGACGAAACGATATAATTTTTTCCCTTCAATGGTTTCCCAGGTAATACCTAGACCGGCTCCGTATTTCACAACTTCAACGGTTACTTTTTCTCCACCGATTCCGGCATATTCGATTTTGCCACCCTCGGGTATTTCCTTGAAAGTTAAACCACTGTCAACGGTTGCGATTTCCCATGCAAGTTCGCCTTGCTGGAGTTCAACTCCGCGAAAAGCATCTTGCCAAAGAAGATCGTAGTTAGCCACTTGCATGGTAACGTTAAAAACATTCTTTGTCAGAGTTGCCAGATCAGATGAACCGGAGAAAGCTTGTATTTTAGTTTGACCTACTTTTTGAGCGGCCCGATACATGAATGCCTGAATACTGCGATTCAATGCCATTGCACGGCTTTTACCGTCCAGAATGATATCTTCACCGTTTTTTTGTTTAATGCTATAAGGATCATCCCTATAAGCTGCAGTTGCTAATTGAAATAATTTTTTATTGTCCATAGTTATTTTCCTCTTCGATTATACTAACGTTTTGGAGCGACCGTCAAATGTCATTAAGACATCATCATCGCCAAGTGCTGCATCTTCCAAACAGGAACCCAAAAGAACATTATCGGTTGCTCCAA